ATANGGGGGGGGGGGTCGTTTAGCCCTCCTTTTGTCCGGTTTGAAGCGTTTTTTCATAAAAATTTTGTCATATAAGTTGTATTATGTTAAATAGAAACCGTAAAAAATTGAGGTTTTTTTTCGGGAATTTCAATATTTTTTTGCCGCTGATTTTCTCGTGGCAAAAATGATTAAATAAAAAAAGCCACTTTTTACGGTGGCCTTTCTTTTTGCAGTTATTTATTCCGAATAAGTAGAGTAGATGAATAGCTGCATAATAATGCAGTATAGAATTATTTTTAATATCATGGTTTTCATTGTTTTTTGTTTTTTGTTGTTAAAATTTGTTCTCCGTACTTATCAATTTCTACTACCCGATATCCTCCGTAAGAATAAGTGCCGTATTCATTAACTTCGTCCTCCCAATTTTCGGGGACTGATTTTAAAAATTCAGCACGGGGGATTGGCATCCCGTAGTAAAAAAAATTGTACTTTTTTGTGTTTTTTGTGTTTTTTGTTGTTTCCATAATTTTTTTGTTTTTTGTTATTATTTTTAATTAATTACTAATTGCTTTAATTCTCGTTTTAAGCAATTTCTTTGGATTGCATAATGTAATACAATATTGTTATCATTACAATATTTTTTTAACGTCCAAGCATTTTGAACGGTTGCAGGTAAATAGTTTGCTTTTATTAGCAAATCAATTGCTTCGTGTAGATACGCTTCTTCGTATCCATAAGAAAATGGAATGAACAAAGTTTCATTTTCCAATTCAATTTTTGCTGCAAAGTAACTGTTGCCGTTTACTTTGTCGTACCACTCTTTGGCGGAAATGATAATTTTGTTTGTTTTTTGTGTTTTTGTTTTCATTTTTTTTGTGTTTTAATTGGTTTATAAAAATAATTGGTTATTGTACAAATGAAATATTAGCATATTGTATAGGGTAATAGTATAAAAGTTCTCCATCATCCCTTCGTCTTAAATTATAGTATAGACTATCTCCATCTATTGTGACGTTATATACTTTTTTCCCGTTTATTTTTTTTATCTTATCAAGGTTGTTTTTAATTTCCTTTTTTTTGTCTGAAATATCTCGAACAATACCACTTAAGGTATCTTCGATCTGTGTAGATAAGCCAATCGGTTCTAATGTTTTCATTTTTGTTTTGTTTTTTGTGTTTTTTGTGTTCATAACTTTTTTGTTTTTGTTTGTTATTTAATTGGTTTTTTTAATTTTCACGATTGTTGCAATTGTTGCAATCTTTGCACGATACGCACCAGTTGCAATTGTTGCAATTTTCGCACCATTCGCAAGATTCGCATTTTTTGCAATTTTCGCACCATTCGCAAAAGTTGCACGATACGCACGATTTGCACCATTTGCAATAGTTGCAATCGTAGCAATTCCAGCACCCTTTATTTGTTTCATTTTGTTTTTCAAAGTCGGGGTGTTTGGCGGCAAAGTCTTCGCTTACTCCGTTCATACTTTTGTCTTCTCTCATTAGGAAGTCCTCGTAGGATTTAAAAATTTGTGTCTTCATAATTTTTTGTTTTTTAGTGTTAATAAAATAATTTTGTTTTTTTTTATTGTTGTTGCTTTTTTCGCCAATATGTCAAAGAACCTTCCCAACGCCTCAAATCAACCCATATTTTGATGAAATAGTTGTTTCAACGTGTAAAGATACATTTTTTTTTAATACAAAAGTGCGTTTTTTATAAAAAAAAGTAATTATTTTCAATTTTATTATATTGATAATTAGGCACTTGCAAAATAAAAATACAAATTACACTATTTAACCCAAAAAGTGTAATAAATTTGGCGTTATTTTAGAATTTTTTCCCGTTTTTGGAATTAAATAGGTTTTTTAATTAAAATTTAACCATTTTATTGAACCCCCCTTTATATATACCCCCCCTGTTGTTATAGCAGAACGCATTTAGGGGGGGGTACTAAATCCTGTTTTTTTTGGAGGTAGGTCTTTAAAAAAAAATAAAAACAAAAAAATGTTACAATGTTTAAAAAAAAAAATTATATTTGCAAAAAAAAACTATGAGACAAATACAAGAAGAGCTTTTTTTAGTTGAGGAATCATTTTTAAAACAAATAGAAAAGGTTGTCAATGATTATTTTGGTTTAGAGTTGAGGTCAAAGTGTCAAGAGAGCCACTATATAACAGCTCGTTTGTCTTTTGTTGTTTTAGCTTATAATTATGGATTTACGTTTCAGCGGATAGGTAAATTTTTGAAATATGCCAATCATTGTCAGCCACGTTATTTCTACAATCAGTATAATGAAATAAAAGGAATTTACCCAAAATATGAAGAGGATATAAAAGTTTTAATGAAGCTGGTATCAGAAATACAATAGAATTATGGCTTGTAATAGAAGAAGAAAAATAACATTGAGCCAAACGAAGCAACTTGCGACAAAATATGCAATAAAAAATCAAATTGATGTAATTGTTTATTCTTGTAGCGAATATAATTTTTGTCCGGAAGAGTTATTTAATTACGAAAAATATATACCAATAATGAAAATTTGTAAAGATGGAACAATCATTAAAAAATAAAACATCAAACGAAAAAAGAGTTTTAGGCAGGAAAAAACTCATTGAGGTTTCCTTTCAGTATGCGGAGAAATATAAGGAATCAATGCACGCATTGTCCCCAGAATTGAATCTGTATAAAAATCCAAACATTGATAAAAAAGAGGTGTTAAGCAACGAATTTCCGCTTTTATCTATCGCAATAACAGCTTTTTGCAAAAAAAATAGATTAGACAGAGTTTTTGTAAAGAATATTGTTAATAATTGTCCACAAACAGAACAAGAATGGAGTAAAAGGAATGAAATAATGAAAGGAATTAGAGAAATTTTAAAAGAAGAGCGGCAAAGAATAGCAAGGAATCCAAATAATTACAATGGCAAGAATGATTATAGATTGATGCCAATAACCGCCAGAGCATTAGGATTAATAGCACGAAGAAAATGTCGTGAGTGGTTAAAAGAAAATCCGTATGATGTATATGATTTTGACCTTTTGCATAAATTCCGCAAAAGAGAACAAAAAATTTTTAATAATATTGGAGGAAAATGTTCACCCAATAGAATGAAATTAAAGAAATTACAAACGGCTGAATTGTTAGATTTGCTTGAATTTACAATAAAAATAGCAATCTAACACGTGTTAGTAGCCGTTTTTTATTCACGAATTTAATTTAGAAATATGAAGAAATACCAAATAATCTACGCAGATCCACCTTGGCGTTACAATGATAAAGGCATTGGCGGTGCTGAAAAGCATTATAAAACAATGGATATTGAGGATATTAAAAACTTGCCTGTAAATGAAATAGCAGACGAAAACTGCATATTGTTTCTGTGGGCGACATTTCCAAAACTACAACAAGCACTTGATGTTATAAAGGCTTGGGGCTTCCAATACAAAACAAATGCTTTTACTTGGATTAAGAAAAACAAAAAAAAAGATAGCTTATTTTGGGGAATGGGGCGATGGACAAGAAGTAACGCAGAAATATGCCTACTTGCTGTAAAAGGAAGCCCCAAAAGATTAGATATGGGTGTTCATTCAGTTATTTATGCACCTATTGACAAACATAGTAAAAAGCCACAAGAAACAAGAGATAGAATAATTAGACTTGTAGGAGATTTACCAAAAATAGAATTGTTTGCTCGAGAAGCTCCAGAAGGTTGGGATGTTTGGGGACTTGAAGTTGAGAGTAGTGTCGCTCTTTAAAATGGTATATAATAATTAGGCAACCCAAACTCCATTTGACAACCAAACGCCATCGGCGTTCCAAACACCGCCTTGTAAAATCCAAACCCCGTCCGCAATTAAAGAATCTATTGCAGGTTGATAGAATAAATTTGCATTATATTCATTCTTATAAGGGGATAAATTTGAAAGTATTACGCCTTTTCTATCATCAAATTCATCGCTTTCAACTAATTCAAATTCAGTATTTTCAGTAATTTGTAATATTTCATCGTCTAATGCAAAATAATCCATTGAACGCATAAGAGACATTAACTCTTGTGTATATTCGTTCAATCCATAAATATATCCGATATTCAATGTTTTTAGCGAAATTGGATAAGTATCAACAATCTCGTGCCTTCCCCAACCATTATCGAAAATTACATTATTAACTCCAAATGATTTGTTTTTATATGTTGCAATATCCAAACGTTTGGAAAAAACAAAAGAGTTGTTGTTGGTGTAAAGTTGATCAAGGTTATATCCTAACCATTTACCTGTTTTTTTCCACGATAATAACCTTGTATATTGCAAATTATCGGTACAAACAATTTTTTCAGAATAATAATTTACAATACCCTCTAAATTGTCTATCCATAAGATTTTTATCCAAAATTTACCAATTCCGTATATCATTGGCACTTCCGCTGAATAAAAATTACCTGCGGTAACTAAATGAGTTGCTGTGTGGTCAATTTGCGTTCCATTTTCATCAAGTACATAAACTCTAAATTCTCCCATTATTGCACTTTTTACAAATAGACAAAAAGAAATCTTTTCATTTTCGCCAATTATAAAATTATCTCTACACGGATTATAGTTTGTAAAATCTTTTTCGTAATTTTCCTCAAAATGAGTGTAACGAAATTCTATCGGATTGAATTTTGGAAAAATAATCATAGCTTTATTCTATTAAATCGTTAATATTTGTTATTGTTGACGTTTCTATTGCCTCAATTTCTATTTCTTGTACCTGTTCACCGAAAAAAGTTTTGACAACGTTAGGATAGCCTATAATCGTTTTTCCGTTGTATGTGAATCTTGCTATCGCTTTTCTTCTTGCTTGTAAAAATTGAGAATAAATTGGAGTTTCAACTTTAAACTTCAATGGCAATAAGTGTCCGTTTTGGTCATAATTTCTAACTCCTACTCTTACATTTGTTGTTGAATTTGGGAATCCACCTACAATTGTATTTGAATTGTTGAAATATACATTAAGCCCATTATATTTATATATTTTCATGTAAGGAAATTGAATTAGCATTAAGAATTTGGGAATTACATTAATAAAATTTGTATCACATTTTATCATTTTATATTGCAGGTTATTTGGCGGAGTTGTTATATATCTTCGCCAACGTTCAAATTGAGCTAATGGAGATAAAAATACATTAGTAAAATTTCTTGTTGTAAAATTTGTAAAATTCGGAAATGGATTGGATATTGTTTCTCCGGTTTTATTAGGAGTTATTTTTGTTGGTTTAACAACATTCAATGAAACAGTGTTTCCTGTTGTAATTGTTTCAATTAAACATTTTTTGTCCCCTGTTATTGTCTTTGCCATTAACATCCAATCAATAAATTGTGGGTCTGTACAAATTGGACATAAAATATTTAATTCAGCTCCATCAAGTTCCGTTTCAAGTTCCCAAGTACATTCTGTGTTTGTGCTTTCTTTGTTTGATGCAAATTGCACCTCGTGACGAACACTTCCTGCATAAATCCTTTTTATAAATTTTTGAGGCATTATTTCTATAACCCTATTTACATCAATCATTCCTTTTCCTCCCAAAGCTAAATTTACAAAATAATCTCTTGTTGTAAGTGTCAATTTATTGTTTTTATCAATATAAATTGATAAACAAAATTGTGTATTTAGCCAATCTAAAATATTTTTTAGGCTACAATTTTCTATTTTTTCCAAAAAATCCTCCTCATTTAATTCTCTTTTTTTGAAATCAATAAAATTCTCAGATGAATAAAGAATATTATTTAAGCCATAATCTATAAGATTTTGATATTCAACTAATACACCGACCTTTTGAGCTATAAAATTTAGATAATCCAACAATCTAACACCACTTAATTTATGTTGTGCATGGATTGAAGAATTGGCAACAGAATCAATTGTTGCTTCACATTTAAACGAGTATGCCCTTGCAACGGCATCATTTGATAAAAGGTGTAAACTATATTGAGACGGGTCTCCACCTCCACCAAACCAATCTGTATAAACCTTTTCTCCAAATTTTAAGAAAAATTGCCCATACTGACTATAATTTACTCTTCTTCTTGCCGACCAATTAAGTTCAAAACTATATGTATAATCTTTTAACTCATAAAAATCATAATTCCCATCTTGTTGCTTCGGTATTGTTGCTATATGTTTAATTTCTGAAGAATTCCGAGAATTTATCTTCATTTTTAATTCCAGATTGTCTGGAGAATAACCAACTTGAGTACCTTTCCATGTTAATTTTCTTTCACGTTTTAAATAAAGGTTTATTTTTAATGATATTTTTACTCTTTTGGGATATTTTGCTAATATCGTAAAGCCTCCTGTATGGTAAGCTGTTGCACCTCTAAATAAACCTCCTGCATATTGAGATACCCAAAGTTTTTCATCTCCACCGAGTTCTCCCCAATATTCTCCACTTGCATAAATTTTATCATCTGAATTTCCTGTAACTCTTATCCATTGTTCTGGATAACCTGCAATTCTTCCACCACCTTGATAAATCAAAACTGAGTCTTCTTTGTTTGGGTCTAATCTCCATGAATCGTCAAGTAAAGCCGTTCCATATAGAGTTGCTTCTTCAATAACGTCATTCCCTGCATAATTTGTTGTATCAATTTCAATAACTGAATTTTTAATTTCTTCCAATGAATAAGAAATTTCATTTTCAATTTTTTCTTTAATATCAACATTTTCAATTAATGGTATTTCCAAATAGAGTGGAGTTATTTTTTGTCTGTTTAAATCCAAAAAACTTTCCAAAAACACTATATTTGTATGATTATCAACAATTTTTACATTTATTTTACCAGAAGCAATGTAAGAATGGTCTTGTATCCTATTTCCACCCGAATCAACAACACTATTTCCTGTTGAACAATTCAATATTTCACGCATATCATCTTTAATAAACTGTAATGTTGTTTCCGAATGTCTATACGCATAAGAAAAATATTCCTTATCAAATTCCAAATTAAAGACTAATTCTTTTAATCCGCCTACAATATGTTTGCAGGTATAATTATAGAAATGTGGATGTCCATTTTCATTATACCAAACAAGTTTTAAAATAACACTATACTTATCATTCATTATTTAGAAAGTTTTAATGTATTTTGAATATATGTATCTCTGTCAATTCCATTTTTAGAAACATGATAAATTCCATTTCTATCAAAATATAGGCTTATAGATGAACGATTTTTTTGAATAGCATTAATTATACCAAAATCATCAAAAGTATCGCCATTTGTTTTATTTTGCACCCATTTTTTAGAAACATAGTCGTTATAATCTTTATAAACTCTTGCACCTCTTGGCAAATCTACTAATGTGGCTGATGATGGAGATAAAAACGTTTTTCCACTTGCCTCAATAACTTCTTGTTTTCCACCATCACCAACAACTGCAAGTCCTCCTGGATGAAAATTGGTTCCTTCTGCATATTGAGGCGGTGTTGGTTTTTCTGGTAATGGTTGAGACATAATTGCTCCCAATTGTGCCGTATAAACAGCAGATGCTAAAGCCATAACAAGAGGAGCTAATGTTCCATATTCAAGTGCTTTTATCATTGCAACCGCATAAGAGGATGTTGCCGAAGCTGCATCCATAACTTTCCTTCGTTTTGCTGCTTGTACCTCCAATTGCCATTTAGCAACTTCAATTTCATAAGATTTTTTTGCTGCCTCTTTTTCAATTTCAGATGTTTTTGCAATCCTATCTTCATCGCTCATTGCCGTATTTTCAATTGCTTCTAACTTTGCAGTTTTCCACGTTTCAATACGTTCCAATTCTTTATCTAATTCGGCTTGTCTTGCCGCATCATAATTGTCCCAAATTGCATTAATTTGTGAAACAAGCTCTCTTGTTAGGTCGATAGCGACATTAATCGCTTCTGCACGTTTTTCATTTTCTTCTTTTTGTTTCTCTAATCTTATTTTGCTTGTTTCATTGTCATTTTTTATCAAATCATTACTCAAATTCTTTTCAGCATTTTTAATGCTTTCAATTGTTGCATTAACTATTGACAACCTATTCTCGGCACTTATTCTTTGAGCTTCATCAATTTCTGGATTATTAATAATTAAAATTAGCCCTTCTTGTTCTTTTTCATATTCCTGTATTCTTAATTCAGCATTTCTTGTTGCATCTAAAATTCTTTCTCTATCTAATTTTAATTCATCAAGTCTTTGTTGCCGTTTAATATCTGTAATATCTTGTGAATAAGTACCCAAAATTCGACTTAAAACGCCATATTCTTCTTCATATTCAGCAATTTTTTCTTGATTTGCATCTTCTCTTAATAATTTTTCACGTTCAATCTCCCATTCAATTATTTTGATACGCATTTCGCTCTCCATTTGCTGAATATCGTTCGTTGTTTTTTGGTGTTCCAACCTCAATTTTTCGAGATTCTGCAAACTTTGTTCAACTTCTTTTTGCTCATTTTGGAGATTTTTTATTTCAAATTCAAGTGCTCTCGCTCTTTCCTCTGTTATATTTCCATTATATTCTTCTTCCAATTCCTCCAATTTCTTTATATTGTCCGCTTTTTTCTTCAACATTGTATTTTCTTCCCCTGCGTAAGTTTCCAATGCTTTTTCTTGCAAGGATTGAAGTTTTTTAAGACGTTCAAGATTCATTTTTTCTTCCATATCTGCAACTGATTCGGAGTATTCACCCTGAACCTGCAATAAAGATGTGAACATTTTTTCATTTTCACCTGTAAATTTAGTGCTACTCAAAGACATTTGTTCAAAATTTTCTACAATTTGCCCCGATAATTGTTGAAAAAGATTGTAGTCTAAAAAATCTGACGGTTTTAAACCCATGTCTTTCAAATCTTGATAGGTCTTTAATATTTGATTTAATTCATTAGCATAAATTTGATACAATTTTGAAAAATCTTCTTGTACAAGTTTTAAATTTTTAGTCCATTCTTTTGTTTTATCCCCTTTTACGACTTTTTCTGTCGTTTTCAAATATTCAGCAAAAGTTCCCATTAATGCACTTATGGATTTTTCACTTTCATTAAAGGTTTTTTTAATAACTCCTGTTTGAGCAAATGTATATAATTCATCTATTGTTGCATGTTTTAACCTTGTAACAATAGAATATAATCCTTCTCCACTATCAACTGCATCTTGTATATATGCACCAATACTTTTAAAAAATTCTTGTTCTTCCCCTTTCCCATACCTTGAAAGTGTTTTTATAAAATTATTTACCATTTCCTCATAGGTTTCTCCTGAACGCAAACGAATATCACGAGTTGCTTCAAAATCTTTGTAAAGATTTTTTATTATTGTTGAAAAATCTTCAATATTTTTTGAGTTAACACTAAAAGACTCTGTCCATTTAACATCTTTTAAATCTTCAAATCCTGCTTTTAACTTCAATAAGTCTGTTTTTAAAGTTTCTGTTTGAATTGAAAATAATGCGGTTGCCATAGCTTCCCTTTGTAAAGTCATTATATAAGCATCAGAATTATCTTTTAACCATTGTTTTGCCTCTTGTATTGTTTCAAAATGTATTCCGCTATCTTTCAATGTTTCATTCAGAGCATCCATAACCTTCTTTTCCCCTTTTGCACTTATCGTAGTGCTTTCCATTGCCATTCTATAATTTTTTATCTTCGTAGCTGTTTCAGCATAATTATCTACTGATTTTTCAAGTGCCGAATTTAATGCGTCTATTTTTGCCTTTAAATCTTTTGAGATTTTACCGGCTTCACTTGCCTCATAGATATATTTACCTATTTTATAAATTAAAAACCCTAATCCCAAAGCCGTTGCAATATATGGAGATGCTGCAATGACAGCGTTTAGTGTTTTTTGAGTGGCTATTGCTGTCGTTTTAACTACAATATTTTTGCTATGTGCTGCGGTATTTAGCATAACGGAAAGTGTCGCTCCGTCTTGTAATTGCATAGCAACAGTATTTAATCCATTTATCATTGATTGTAACGAGGCAAACGTTCTCATTGTTTCTTCATAACTTTTTTGAGAAATACCCGCCAAATCCATTGCAGCGGTATAAATTTGCATACTCGATGCCGCCATATTTGCAGACGTAACAACTTTATCAAAAGGCAACGTATCAGAAGATAGAGTACTCATTTTTTTATTAAGATCTCCTTGTAGGTCGATCATTAAGACTAACTCATCATTAAGTTCTTTATATTTCTGTTTTTGTTCATCGGTTAATTGAACTCCTTTTGCCATTTGCATTTCCATTGATAAAATTTCTTCCCTCAAATCACGCATACGTGTTCTAAAACTCAACGTTTCGTCTGCCCCAACCTTAATTCCTTTTGATGCTTTTTCAATGTTTAAAATTTCTTTTGCTACTTTTTGTAATTCATCTTCCAATGCTTTAAACTCATCTTTACTCATTTCCATATCTCCTTGCAATGCATCTAATCCGCCTCCAGCCGAAAGTTGTTGTTGGATTGCAAAGTATTTTGTTTTTAATTCATCTAAAGCCTGTGCGTTTGTTTTTACACCCTCAGTACTATCTTCCAAAGCGGATTTATAATTACCAATATTTAATGCTTGCTGTGTTGCTGCATCGGAATTTGCTTTAATCAAAAAAGAGTTTGCTGAAATAATTGTATTGTATTTATCTAATTCATCACTATTTTTAACAATATCTGTCGATTTTGTTATTTCCCTTAATGATTTATTTTGTGCTTCTAATTCCCTAATTGAGTTTCCTACAATATTATATTTTGCTGCGGTTTCCTCTAATCCACGTTGTCTTTCTTTTTCAACTGCTGCTTCTGCTTTCAGTAAATTTGTTTGTTCTTTTGTTGTTGTACTAATCTTTTCTTTTTCAATTAATAACGCACGGGTCTGTTTTATTTCTCCCTCAATAATAACTGCGTGATTTTTTATCGCTTCTAATTCAACTTGTTTTTGTTTTATGCTCTTTTCAGTAATTCTTGCTAAATCCTCTACTGTTGCTTTATTTTTTTTAGCAACTTCATTCTTTTTTTCATTTAATGCAATTAATGCTCTTTCAGCATCTGCCGCCATTTTTTCAAGTTCTATTTTTTTAGTCGCAAGTTGCGTATATTCCTTTTCAAAGTTAATAACAGATTTAAGATTATTTGCAAACTTGTCTAAATCATCTGTTTTTACTTTTGAAAGATTTTCCAAAGCCACACTTAATCCGTTCAACTTATTTGTAGTTTCCTCAACTCCTTTTGTTGCGGATGTAAAAATCTCTGTAATTTTACTTGCTAATCCTTGTAAATTATTTGATTCTGCCATTATTTTCTTTTTTTAAATTTATCTAATTCCTTTTGTTGTAAATCTATATCTTTGTTCATTTTCTTAGCCATAACAAGAAAATCAAACATTGTAGTTTCTCCTTTAATTTCAAATCCATAATATTTACTTACTGATGCAACCCATTCAACAAATCCTATTTCCGTAAATTGCTCTTTATTTTCTTTTGATTTAATCTCTTTCAAATATTTTTCTAAATTAACTTCCGCTTGTTTCAATCTCGCTTTCAAAATATTAATATTTCCTACTCGTTTCCCTATTTTTTGCTCATCAAACATTCTTTGCTGTAATATTTTTATAGAATATTTTATAAAATCATCGTATAAACTCATTGAATTATTTAAGTTTGTAAATTTACTAAATTCTTTAATCAATTCAGAATTATTTTCAAATTGTTCGAAAAATTTTATACGAAATTCTTTGATTGTTGTTGTTTTTAATTTCTCAAATCTATTTTCCATACCACAATGCCTTAAATGTTAATTCTGCGACCTTTTCTTCTAATTTCTGATTAGTTATACCAATCTCTTCCAAAGTGAGCTCAAAAGCCTCATATCCGTATTTATTTACCAATTCCTGATAATATGATACTCCATCCGCTTCAATACTTATTATTCCACGCTTACTTAAATTTTGAGCGTCAATATGAATTGTGTTGTAACCCTCAAATAAATCATTCGAAAAATTTAAATCTACATTTCCAAAACCTGCAACATTACTTACCTCATGAAATTTTAACCAATTATATTTTACAAATTCAATTCCTTTTGAATTAATAAATTTTATATGAGACAAATCACGACCAAGTTTTTCCTCTGCTTTTTCTCGTGAAATTGTCGCCTTTTTGCTATATTCCCCAATTTTGTTTTTATTTACGTTTAAACCCTGCAATTGTCTTTTATGTAATATTTGCACTATTTCATTAAAATTTGGCAAAAGTTCAGATATTGCACGATTAATTATATTAAATTCTTCACTATTTTGTTCAACCAAAAAAATATTATATACGCCACCTGAACCTAATTCAACTTCTTCCACACTAACATTGATTTGTTTTTGAGTTTCAATTAATGTATCATGCAACGTATTCATAGTTGCAATTAATACATCACCCAAAGTCCCTAATGCTTCTCCAATTGTTGTCATAGATTTTATATTAAAAAAGGGAGATGGGATAACCCCCTCTCCCAATTTTACATTTTAGATTATTAATATTATTAAGTAACATCAAGAGGTTCGCTTTTTGCATAAAAATAACAAATATCGTTTCCTGCATCAACTCCAGCTGCCGAAGATACCCCAGCTAAAATTTCTAAAACATCCAAATCAGCAAAAGTTCCTGTAACAGTTATTACACCATTTGCATAAGTTCCGGTTGTTAGAGGTATTCTTGTTCCATTTGGTTTAATTTGAACAATAACATACCCCTCTACTCCGCTAATTGTATAAGTTGCAGCCGTTATGTCTGCTCCCGTACAACTATCTTCAACTGTTAACGTAACCGTTCCTGCTGCTGCGGTCAAAATGTTGATTTTTCCCTCAATAATCCCCTCCATGTCAAGAGTTACAATATCATCAATAGTTTCAGATACCCAAATTTTAGGATAAACATTATCAAGTTCACCCAAATTAACGTAAATAGAAATAAGTGTTGGGTCTGTTCTATTGTCAAACATTTTAGGAGTAACATAATTTGTAACCAATTGGAATGGAATATATTGCCCACCAACATAATCTCCAAATACAATTCGATTATCTTTCGTGAGAAATACAACTCCACCATCCCAACTATTCAAACCCATCATTTTCTTTGCTTTACAGAATTTTTGCGGCAAATCAAATTGATAAATCATGTTACCACCACGAATGTAGTGTTGAAATCCAGCTCCATAGCTGCCAACAACTGCTCCCTCTGAATTATCGGTTGGAGTTAAAGTTTGGTCATAGATAATTGGGCAACCTTTTGTTTCGGTTGCTAAATCTCCATAAATCAACACTTTTATGGCTTCAACGGGGTCAGTGCTAAATGTAGTATGAAACCCTGTTGGTAAACGTTTTGGGGTAAAAATGATTGCGGCAGGGTCAAGTGCCGTCAAATCACACCCTCTTGTGCCAATAAGCACATTATTATCTTTGCAATATTTTTCCATTTTACTTAAAATTTAAAGTAGGTTTAACAATTTTTCCTTTAACTTGAGTTGCTCTTTTTTTTGCAATAAGGTTTTCGCCTAAAACCTTATGAACAACCACGTCCTTCCCATTTCTTTTCAAATTGACAATCATAAAATCATCTTCTTTATCCCAAGAAATCGGAGTTCCTTTTTTTTCTTTTTTTTCAATTTGCATCATAATTTTAATATTTTTTAAATTTATACTTTATTAATTTTTTTTATTCATTACGGAACAATCGTTGGAGCTTCCAAATCTGTAAGAACAGAAGCAATATCGTTATACACCCAACTTCCAGCATTTCTTGTAAGCAAATATGGAAGTGAGAATATTTCAATAACTCCTGCTTCTTGATTATTCTCAAATTTTGCAGTTGAGGTATATCCACCAAAACGAACTGTGAGTGCGGAGTGCATTTCAGAAACTGTGCTTGTATCTCCTACAAGAATATATCCTTGTGGAATAGAGTTGTCTGAATAAACACGTAAAGATGTACCTAAATTTGCAACAGGTGGCATCAAAAAATGACCATCCGGAGCTTGCTCCCATTTGGATACTTCAATATCAGCAATGTTCATGTATGCAACGTCTGGGCTGAAATTTAATGCAGCAATTTGTAAAGCAATTGCGGAAACGGCTGAACCTAATGTAGGCTGAACCATAGTCCCTGAAAGTGCTGATGAAACATAAGGAGCGGCAATTCCAGTTAACCATGCAAATGTGCCATCTTTGTAATCTCTAATTACCTGTGCATTGAGCAATTCTAAAATTTTTGCATAAATTTCTTCATAGGATTTTACTTCTTCTTCAAGTTCAAATAATGCTGCATATTTTATTTTTTCAAAATAAGCAATATCCATTTCTGTTGAAATAAGAGGTTTTAAACCAGATGGTTGTACAAGAGTTGCATTTCCCTCTACTGGTTTTTCAAGTTTCCTCTTCACAATTGGGGGAACAACGTCAACCTCAATCCCTCCGATAACATCAATAATAAAATTATCAGGATAGCGAACGGCCTCCCAACCACCATCAACTGCATAAGTTTTTTTCAAATCTGCGGTCATTGTGTTTGCAACTGTCATCAAAGCAGCTGCTCGATTCATTTTAACTTTAACCTCGAAAGGTTTGTTAGTTCTGATTGCGGTTTGAATTTCATTAAAATTCTTTCTTAATGATTCTCTCAATGATTCAATTTTCTCTGAACCATTATCTGTTTTTATTGATTCAATTTCAGCACGCAATGCGTTAATTGTTTCAATGTCCGCTGTTTTCCCTTTAAATTCATTGAACAGGGTCTCAATAGATGATGTTCTTTCAGAAATAGAGTTTTCAAATTCTACTTCAATAGCGTCAATTAATGCTGTTTGTTCAGCATCAACTTGGTACTTTTCTCTTAATTTTTCTACAATTTTTCCCATTTTTTTAAGTTTTTTAAAATTAAATTTTTATTTTCTTTTTTTGCAAAGGAGTAAATCTGAATTGAGGATTCGTCATCGCTTCTTTTTCTTCTTTATTCTCTTTGTCTTTATTTTTTTCTGTATTATCCGTATTCGTCATAGCGTTTAATACTTCAATTATTTTTTCTTTTCCAAATTCTCTAATAGTTTTCAAAATGTTTATATTTGAACGGTTCTTTGTTATCAATGCCTCTTCGTTTGCCCCCCATGTTACAACTGAAATTTCATGCAAATATACCTCTGTATGTTTCAAATGTAACTCATCATTATCTTTTCTTTCAATAGTGTATGTGTTTTCAGAAAATCCAATAGATATTTGTCGTAAATCTTCGTTTTCTATCAATGTAATAGCATCTTTTGCGTAAGAGACATCTTTTGCAATTTCACAATAAAATTTTAATCCAATCTCATCCTCTTCCAATGTAGGAGTGCCTAAAACCTGATTTCTATTGTGCTGATATAACATTTTTATTGAATTTTTCTTGTCTTTCCCCGCCCTTGCATTAATAGACTTTGCAAATGCACCACGTTCAAAACTCTCATAAAATTCGATAAATCCAAAATCTTCTACCCAATCAAATACGGGATATTCGTTAATCCATGTTGCAGCATAACCCTCTATAGCATAGGTGTTTTTATTTTCTGTTAATTTTGCTTCCCTTATTTTTAAATAGGTAAATTTTTCTGTCTTTTCCATTTTAAATATTTTTTGATATTTCTATAATTTTATCATTATAATCAACCCCCGTTATTTCCTTTACTTTTGCATAAACATCAATTTTTTCAGATAAAGTCTTGATTCTTGTGTTTTCATCGTCTTGCAAAACTTCAATATTTGAAAAATCTGGTATAATATGCTCATTCGGTTTAAGAGAAAATAGACTTTCTAACATCTCTGAAGCGTCATACGCTACGCTTTTTATTGTATTTTGCCAAAGAAATCTCTCGGCATCTCTTTGATTATTGAAAGTTGTATCAGTTTCACGACCTAATAATTCTTTTTTTACTCCATAAACAGCTGCAATTGCAATACTATCAGCTTGTACTTCTCTAAAAGGTTCTAATTCGCTAATTGTAGCCAACGTTTTTATAAATTCCAACGGAACACTTGAAATTCCTTTAATATTATTTAATTTAGATATATTGTATTCCTTAAATAATTCAGTGGCAATACTTTGTTGAGTAACAGGGTCAAGAGCCATATCAAAAGCGTTTTCATTTGTTGCTTTTTTTGTAATAATTCCTGCCATCCCGTTGTTATTATAAACATTCCAACGTGCCATATAGACTGCGGATAGTAAATTTATGTTTCTTTCAACAATTTTTAACGGACTTGTGCCAAATTTTGTTTCATTATTAAAGGTTTGCGGTAAATAACAAGAATAAAAAACATCTTTTTTTGGTATAAAGTAATCATTATAGAAATAACCTTTAATATTATTATCTTTTGAAACAATAAGACCTCCTTTATTATTTGTATAATCTGGGAATACGAGGTCTGTATTTAAAACATTTGCATAGGAAATATAATTTCCTGTTTTAAGAAAGTGAACAAATGCGTTTCCACTTGCCATATAATTGAACGCATAATTATAAATAAATTGCGAAAATGTTGTAATATCATTCACTTTTCGCATAAAAACCTTTTCAAAATTATTAAATTCAATAGTTTTCCCGTTGTCATCAACTTTTATATATTGAAGGTTACAAACTCTGTCGGCACAAATATCAATAGGGTTGAAAATTTCATAAAAACCTCTTCCCCAAAGGATTGAGAAATTTTCATCGAATTTTTCACAAACATCAAAATCCTTATTCGTAAAATACCAATATGAATTTTTCCTTCTGAATTTGTTAAAAAAGTTTCTGATACTTATAGTTGCCATTATTTTTTAGCTTGTTTTTTATTCGTTTTTTTAATAGATTCTTCATTTTTGTTTTTTGCAATATAATCTGAATACTTTATGTCTAAATAAGAGTTTCCACCATTAGTCTTATATTCTTTATAGAGCCTTTCAATTGTTTCACACATTTCGGGAGAGTGGTCAATCAACTGCATTATTTGCAACCTCAATTGTTGTTGCTTAACATATTTTAAATCGCATAGAATATCGTTTTGCGTTTTTAACACCTTTTCTATCGTTAAGTTTACTTTTTTATGTTCTTCACTATGCTTTTTGTCTTGGCTTTCAAATTTTTCAAATTGATTTACAAGGTAGTTGTTCATTTTTTCAAACAGTTCAAATTGAGCAGCATTAGTTTCGGTTGCCTGCCCTTTTAATTCATTCTCCATTTTAACATTAATTAAATGCAAAGTTCTTTTTTCAAATTTTCTGTTGAAAATCCATTGTATTGTAGCAAATCCACCTATTGCAGATACAAGAGTTATTATATTTTCTAACATAGTTTTATCTTTTAACACGTTTTTTTTATTAAAATATTCCCATCTCTTAATTCTATTCCATCCAAACTATCATTGAACAAACTTGCAATTCCGGCATCAATGCTTGCTTCTCTTAACGCTCCAGAAATTCTATCTCTATCATATTTTGTAAAATCTTTGAAATTATATTGTTGTAATAATAGTATTAAATTATTCATAATAGGGTACAAAATAGGCTTATAGACATTGTTTTGCCGTTCATCCAATAAATAATCCCTCTTACTATTAGTAACTATTAGAATTTGAGGNTTTATGAGAATAGAGCCATCAATTCTGTGTTGTTCTTTTAAAGATGACAACATTATAATTGCTGGATATTTATTTATTCTNTCAGTTGCAGTTCTGTCTGCGGCATTTAGAGATAAGCCAATATTCACAATATTATCATAATAAAAAGTTGCCTTTTCATTCGGAAATCTCGTGTTATACACTTGCCCTAAATTAATCCACCAATCATAAACTATAATCATAAACCTAAAAAATTTCTATAACGTAATTTTGTTTTTATTATATTAGTAATTTCATTTTCGTAAATTTTTAAATGTTTTATCATGTCATTCCAAACACGCAAACATTTTATATCCATGTTAACTGTTCTTGCATTATTTTCTGCTTCAATTGTTATTCCCGAACCTGTTAATCTCTCTTGCTCGTTGGTTGTATATTGTAACCACACCCAAGCAATTAGCGGAGTTTTTATTTTTGCAAATTCAGCTTCCGCAACTGCTTTTATGTCAACATCAACACTCCCTAATCTTGCAGATAAATCGGAATAATACGTTAATGGAGTAAAAAATTCTGCAAAAAATAAAGGTTCTTCATTATCAATATACCATTTAAGCAAATTTTCATTTAACTGAAATTGCCCAATAGCATATTTTCCAACAAAATCAGTAACAGATAATAACGACATAATATCTATTCTTTTACTTCAATTTGTTTTTCTTCTTCAACCTCTTTTTTTACAACCTTTTTTACTTTTGCATCTTTTATCTCTTGTGGAATTGATTTTACAACTAAATAGCCAAGTCCTAACAAATGAAAAAATGCAAACGTGTTTTCTTTAACTCTTTTTTCGTCTTTTCCCTTTTTTAGAGTAACGATTTTTTTAACTACTTTCATTTTTTTTATATTTTAAAATGTTATTATTATGGTTCTGGAGGCGTTTCGGTAAAATCAATTGTAATTGTTGCACTTGTTTCAATATCAACACCAACATTTTGTATCGTAGCATCAAAAACAACATTACCACCATTATTTGCTATTGTGGTAATTGTAGCTACGGCTTTTAACAAGTCTACACCATCAGGAGTAATTACAACGGTTGTATCATTAGATGATTTTGTATAATTCCACGCAATCGCATCATAATCAACTCCGGCTAAAACAGTTGCGGCTAAATTTAATGTAAATACACCAAATTTATCTGCAATAGTCTGCGTCTGTGTTTGTTCATCAAAATCTAAAATATCTACACTATTAAACATTAAACTTTCGGGTGCAATAGTAATTTTTGGAACATCTGAAAATTTTACGGAAATCATCTTACTTCTCCCTACAATTCCCAAACTATCCTCAATAACCGCTTGAATTTTCAAAGTACACGCTTCATCTTGTATTGTGCTTATATCAAATGTACATTCAGTTTCATCCAACGGGTTTGGCGTGAACGTAACTGCGGTATCATCACAATCAACTAACTGACCTGCAATCTCTTTTGTAAAACCCCATGTAATTGTGGTATAAGGAGTTGTTTGAGGAATTGTAGCTTTCATTGTCAAATCAAAATCCCCAAAGAGATTGACAATTGAAATTTCATCATTTGCGAAATTAAGTACATCGGTCGGTACACCTTGAACATCCAAAGTCATTGCAGTTGGAGTTGCTGCAAATTCAATAGGAATATCGAAAAATCCAATTTCAACGGGTATTCCGTTTCCGATTACACCAAAATCGCCTTTAATCTCTGCGGTTGCAATTATTGAACACGCCTCTCTATCAACAGTTGTAATTGAGAAAATAGCTTCTGTTTCATCGGCAGGATTTACTGCAAATGTTACATCAGTATCATCACAATCAATAAGTTGTCCCGCAATTTGTTTTTGGAATTTCCACGTAATTACTTCCCATTCAATTTCTGCGGGGATTGTTGCTTTTAATGTAAGTGTAAAATCGCCATATTTATTTACAATAGCAATTTTGTCATCCACAATATTCAAAACATCCGTTGGAACGCCGCCAACATCAAGTGTCATTGCGGTTGGTGTAATTGCAAAATCAATCGGATGTATTTCGTCATAAGGTCTAAATCCTTTTGAGTAGAAAAATTTATGTGCATAACTATTTGCACGTAAATATAGCATCGCTGCTTTTCTATACAATTTTATAAATTTTTTTCTTTTACTCATTTCTTTATTTTTTTTTGAAATTAATAATCTATATTTTAACCGATAAATACCCAAGATGAAGTTTTTTTTACGTAAACGCCCTCTTTTAAAGGATTTAAATTAAATCTATAAACGGAATCAGGATTAGTAGATTCATATTTAAAATAAATAAAAGAATCGTCATCTTTTGTTTTGAAAAATGCGGTCAANTCTTCGTCTTGTAAATTATATCCAACTTCTAAAACATTCTTGTTTATTGTATCTAATGACAAAAGTTTATTCTCTGGGGTNGTTCCTTGTCCAACAAAATAAATAAAATCGCCAAAAGCACAAGATTTTAAATACGTCATACCCTCCTCTAAATGTAAATCCCATTGAGTTACAGCACCGGTTAAAACATCAACTTCAAAAATCCCATCTGAATTACCACTAACATCACCACCAATCATATACACCTTGCCATTAACATAACAAAGTTCTGTGCCGACTATTGAAAAGTTCGGAGAAAAACCAATTGTACTAAAAGAATTTGTTGATACGGTATATTTAAAAATACCTCCAGAAGGTACATCTCTCATTAGATAAATATCTGTTCCATCCGTTGTAATTGAAGAAAAAACATCTCCACTACCAGCTCCCAAATCTGTAATTTGTTCCAAAAGCGTATCAAATTTTACAACACGATTATAAAGACCAAACTGTGTCTGTCCAGAAAATAAATAAATATCTGTTCCTAAAGCAACGGCACTTATACCTATAATTTCGTCAAGTAACGTTTCGGTCAAAGTTGTTACAGTTCCTGTCGGAATGTCTATTTTTATAATTGTATCTTGGTAATTGCCATTAAGCATTCCACCGAAAACATAGAT